TGCCACAACGCAACAGACAGCTTTTGTATCCACCGTGGTAGGAGCAATGACAGGAGCTTTTGCTATTTGGATGGGTCACGAACATCAAGGAGGTAAGTAATGTTAGGAGCATTGATAGGTCCTATAGCTAATCTTGCAGGTTCATGGATGGAAAGCAAGGTTGAAAAAGTTAAAGCTGAAGGACAGGCAAAGGTAGCACAAGCTAAAGCAAAAGCAGTTGTAGCTGAGAAGGTAGCGACAGGCGAAGTTGAATGGGAAAAGTCTATGGCAGATGCCACAGATAATTCATGGAAAGATGAATTTGCCTTGACAGTTTTACTTTTACCTGCTATACTAGTGTTCATCCCTAGTATGACAGAGTATGTGAGAACAGGCTTTGAAGTATTAAATACATTACCTGAATGGTATCAGTATCTTTTATTCATAGCCATTAGTGCATCTTTTGGTATTAAAGGTGCAGGACAAGCTATGAAAATTATGAGGAGAAAATAAAATGGTAATGAGAATAAGAACACCAAGAAAAAGAAAATCAAGAAGAGAAGCTCCCCCAGTGCCTTTACCACAAATACCCCCTTCAGCAGGTAGGGGTGGTACACTAGGTGATAAATTTAAAAAACCTAAAGGAAAAATTGTTTCTGTTGGAAATTTAACACCACCTAAAAGAAAAAGAAAACCAAGAAGAGATGCTCCTCCAGTGCCTTTACCACAAGTGCCTAATACTGGCTCTGGTAGAACCATAAAAATTGGTAACATTAAACGTAAAACAAAAAAAGCTCCTAAGTTAGGTGACCTTCGTTCAGCACCTTCAGGACCTTTATTAGGTGGGCTTCGTTCAGGACCACCAAAAGGACCTTTAAAAAAAGGACCAGCAAGAAGTCGTAAACCTCGTGCAGGACAAGAAGTTCCAATGGCTAGAAAAAGAAGAGCCGTAAGAAGAAGACTTGTGTAACTTTACAGGAGGAGCTATGTCAAACATAATTGAAACAAACTTTGGTACATTAATTAATCCTGCTAGAGTAGCCAATGGTAGTGCTTCTAGTATTATAAAACAAGGTGCTTTCTATACATTCTCTCTCAAGATAAGTAATGATGATATTCGTGAATATTCTTTTACAAACAGACAGAGAGCAGAACAAATGAGAAAGATTTTAGTAAGTCACTTAGAGCACATGATTAGTACAACATCAAGGAAAGCAAGCAACTAAATGGACTTAATAAAACTACAGAATGAAATAGCAGATGACGAAGGTATAAAATACGAAACATATAGATGTTCAGAAGGATACCCAACAGGGGGTATAGGACATTTAATTACAGAATGGGATGAACCTTACTATGGTATGCCCATAGGCTCAAAGATTCCACATGATGTAGTGGATGAATGGTTTGCGAAAGACATAGAAACAACTATAAAAGATTGTAACCTATTATTTTCGCAATTTGATAATCTACCTGAAGAGATACAATATGTATTAGCTAATATGTGTTTCCAACTTGGTAGACCTAGACTGTCCAAATTTAAGAACATGATTGCTGCAGTAGAAGATTGTGATTGGGTAAAGATGGCAGATGAGATGGAAGATTCTCGTTGGTTTAAACAAACTCCTAATAGAGCAAAGAGATTAATAGCACGTGTTGATAGACAGCATTATAGAGAGAACCCACCAAAATGAGTAGAGAACTAACTGAAAGACAACAAAAGTTTCTATCTGTTTTATTTGATGAAGCAGGTGGAGACGTAGTAGCTGCTAAGAAGTTAGCAGGTTATTCAGACAAGTCTAATACATCTGAAGTTGTAAAATCTATGAAAGACGAAATCATGGAAGCTACTCAGTTGTATATGAGTAGAAACGCACCTAAAGCTGCAATGGCTATGGTAGGTGGATTGAATGACCCTACTGAATTAGGTATTAGAGATAAGATGGCAGCAGCAAAAGAATTGTTAGATAGAACAGGTCTAGTTAAAACTGAGAAGATGCAAGTAGAAGCATCAGGTGGAGTTGTTCTTATGCCACCTAAACAAGTAACACAGGAAGATGATGACAGCTAGGTCTATAGGCAAATGGAAATTACCACAGCCAACAGATTTAAAAGACGAAACAGAATGGATACAGATACCTAGAATAGCTAGGACTATTCCATTCGGATACAAATTGAATGAAGACGATTCTTATTTATTAGACCCTATACCTGACGAGCTAGATAAATTAGAAATGGCTCGTAAATATGTGAATCAGTATTCTTATCGTGAAGTAGCTAATTGGCTAACTAAACAAACTGACAGATACATTTCACATGTAGGTTTAAGAAAAAGATTGGATAATGAGCAACATCGTAAAAACAAAGCTAGAAGCTTACGCAAGTGGGCAGAGTATGCAGAAAAGGCAATCACCAAAGCGAAGGAAATCGAAGAAGCAAGAACAGGTGCAAGCCAGAAAAAAGAAGCAAGTAGCAACTCCTAGCATACAAGTAGAAGAAAAAATTGAGTCGTTAGAAGAATCACACAATGTAATATTCAAACCTAACGAAGGACCACAAACAGATTTCTTAGCTGCTAGTGAAAGAGAGGTATTGTATGGTGGTTCAGCAGGAGGTGGTAAATCATATGCCATGCTTGCAGACCCTTTGAGATATATGGGTCATCCTGCATTTAGTGGATTGTTACTAAGACATACGACTGAAGAACTTAGAGAACTTATATTTAAATCTCAGGAAATATATCCCAAAGTATATCCGGGGATTAAGTGGTCAGAAAGAAAGATGCAATGGGTTGCACCATCAGGTGCAAGGTTATGGATGTCCTACCTAGATAGAGATGAAGATGTACTTCGCTATCAAGGTTTAGCATTTAGTTGGATAGGCTTTGATGAATTGACACAATGGTCTACTCCTTACGCTTGGAATTACATGAGGTCACGACTTCGTTCTACTGCACCGGATTTGCCTATCTATATGAGGGCAACAACTAACCCGGGTGGAAGGGGTCATCACTGGGTAAAGAAAATGTTTATTGACCCAGCACCTTATGGAAGAGCTTACGATGCAACAGACATTGAAACAGGAGAAGTCCTTAGATATCCGGCAGGACATGAGAAGGCTGGAAAGGCATTATTTAAACGGAGATTTATCCCTGCACGATTATCAGACAATCCTTACCTTGCAGAGCAAGGGGATTACGAAGCCATGCTCTTATCGTTGCCTGAACAACAAAGAAGGCAATTATTGGATGGCGATTGGGATATTAAGGAAGGTGCTGCTTTCACTGAGTTTGATAGGAGTATCCATACTATTGAGCCTTTTCGCATACCTAGTAATTGGGTTAAGTTTAGAGCATGTGATTATGGGTATGGTTCTTATAGTGGTGTGTTGTGGTTTGCTGTATCACCATCTGAACAGATTATTGTATATAGAGAACTCTATGTTAGCAAAGTCCTTGCCACAGATTTGGCAGATATGATATTGGAGGCTGAAGCAGGTGACGGAAATATTAAGTATGGGGTCTTGGATAGCTCTCTTTGGCACAAGCGTGGCGATACTGGTCCTTCTTTGGCTGAACAGATGATTATGAAAGGCTGTCGTTGGAGACCTTCAGATAGAAGTAAAGGCAGTCGTGTATCAGGAAAGAATGAAATACATAGACGTTTACAGGTAGATGAGTTTACAGAAGAACCTAGACTAGTATTTTTTAATACATGTACACATATAACTGCACAGCTACCTGCATTGCCTATAGATAAAAAGAATCCAGAGGATATAGATACTCATTCAGAAGACCACTTGTACGATGCATTAAGATATGGTATAATGTCACGACCAAGATTTAGTATATTTGACTATGACCCTATGGGTGCACCTAAAAGAAGTATGCCAATGGCAGATTCTACATTTGGATATTAAGGATATAAAATATGGCTGAAGAAGAAATTATGATTGAAGACCAAGCAATAGCATTAGAGGATACAGAAGATACTGTAGTTGATGATGTTAATGTAAACAGTATGGTAGAGTTTGTAACAGATAAATACCAAAGGTCAGAAGATTATAGAAACAACGATGAAGAAAGATGGCTAAGAGCTTATAGAAACTATAGAGGTTTATATGGTTCTGATGTACAATTTACTGAAGCAGAGAAGTCAAGAGTATTTATCAAAGTCACTAAAACAAAAACATTAGCTGCCTATGGTCAAATTGTAGACGTATTATTTGCAGGAACAAGATTCCCAATTAGTATTGAACCTACTATGTTACCTGAAGGTGTTGCAAAGGATGTTAGCTTTGACCCTAAAGAACCTGAACAGCTTAGAGGTGAACCTACCATAGAAAGCCCATATGGCTTCACTGGTGACGGAAACGAATTACCTGCAGGTGCTACTGCACAAACACTACAAGATAAGCTAGGACCTCTCACAGAGAAGCTACAGGATATATCTAATTTAAAGGAAGGTGCAGGTAAGACACCAACAGCAATTACTTTTAGTCCTGCTATGGTAGCTGCTAAACAAATGCAAAAGAAAATACAAGACCAATTAGAAGAGTCTAGTGCATCTAAGCATTTAAGAAGTACAGCATTTGAAATGGCTCTATTTGGTACAGGTGTAATGAAAGGACCTTTTGCTGCAGATAAAGAATATCCTAATTGGGATGAAGATGGTAATTACAATCCTGTATTTAAAACTGTTCCTCAGTTAAACCACGTATCAGTATGGAACTTCTTTCCTGACCCTGATGCTGCTAATATGGATGAAGCACAATATGTGATTGAAAGACACAAGATGTCAAGAACACAATTACGTGCACTAAAGAAAAGACCTTTCTTCAGAAAAGCTGTTATAGATGAAGCGATTCAAGCAGGAGAGAATTACGTTAGAAAATATTGGGAAGATGATTTAACTGATTACTCACCTGATAATGGAATAGATAGATTTGAAGTTTTAGAATATTGGGGTATGTGTGATACAGAACTCTTAATAGAGAATGATATTGAAATACCAAAAGAGTTAGAGGAGTATGATGAACTTCAAACAAACATATGGATATGTAATGGTAAATTACTACGTATGGTTCTTAATCCATTTAAACCAGCAAAGATACCTTATATGGCTGCACCATATGAGTTAAACCCTTATTCATTTTTCGGTGTAGGTATTGCTGAGAACATGGATGATACACAAACTCTTATGAATGGTTTTATGAGAATGTCTGTTGATAATGCTGTGTTATCAGGAAACTTACTTATAGAAGTAGATGAAACAAACTTAGTTCCGGGTCAAGACTTATCTGTGTATCCGGGTAAAGTATTTAGAAGACAAGGTGGTGCACCGGGTCAAGCTATCTTCGGTACAAAGTTTCCAAATGTTTCACAGGAAAACTTACAACTATTTGATAAGGCTAGACAGCTTGCAGATGAAAGTACAGGCTTACCATCATTTGCTCATGGACAGACAGGTGTAACAGGTGTAGGTAGAACTGCATCAGGTATATCAATGTTAATGAATGCTGCAAGTGGTAGTATTAAAACTGTTATCAAAAACGTAGATGATTATTTACTTAAACCATTAGGTGAAGGTTTCTTTAGATTTAATATGCAGTTTGACTTTGACCCTTCTATCAAAGGAGACTTAGAAGTTAAAGCAAGAGGAACTGAAAGCTTGATGGCAAATGAAGTTAGGTCACAAAGACTAATGCAATTCTTACAAGTTGCAAGTAGTCAGCCTTTAGCACCTTTTGCTAAGTTTCAATATATCATTAGAGAGATTGCAACCTCAATGGGTCTTGACCCTGATAAGGTTACAAACAATATGGATGAAGCAGCATTGCAAGCTGAGATTATGAAAGGTATGCAAGCTGAACAACCACAACCACAAGGACAACAACCCCCAGCAGGAGCTAACCCATTAGACCCTACAGGAGCAGGTGGTGGTACAATAGGTACAGGAATAGCACCAACTCCGGGAGAACAAGGATTTACAGGAACACCTCAAAATGGACAACCTCAACAACAACAACAAGCAAATAATCAGCCAACTGAAGCCGTTGGTGAACAACCTCAAGCTCCTGAACAGCTTCAATGATTATATAGATATACTAATCACGAAGCAACACAAGATACTAGAGCAGACTGATAATGTAGTTATGATGCATAGAGCACAAGGAGCAATAGCTACTCTTAACAGATTAAAGTTATTAAGGGATGAAATAAATGGCAGTAGTTAAAAGTCTTATGAAAGCAAGAAAGTTAGCTGCTGAAATGAGACAACTTGCTAAAAAGAAAAAACCTGACCCTGTTAAGACTAGAAAAGCATATAAGTTATTTGTTGAGGGGAAAGATAAAGAGTTGTATCCTTTATTTGTGGATGCTAAAAATAAAGTTCCTCAAGGAGAATTTTTAGAAGCTAACTTTCCTGATGTCGCTTTTACTGCACCAAATGGAAAAATGTATGTTCCAAGTAAAGGAGCACAAAGAACTAAGGGAGAAAAGCCAAAGGGTACAGGAGACCCTGTTAGAATACCTGATGAAAAAACTAGAATAAAATTAATAGAAGAAGGCTATATAACAGATAAAGTAAAAAGAACAGAAGATGCTCCATTTGGAAAAGTAACAGCCGTAGCCGCAAGACCGGGATGGCACTCTAGTCAAATGCCTGTTGCAACTCATATTGGTCCTCAAGATATTAAAATAAATGAAAAGCAAGCACAGACTTTAATAAAAGCAGGAGTAACACCAGAAGCTATTAAAAAAAGAGGTAATCAATTTTATGTTAAACGTAGAGCAGAAGACCACGTTTATGCTGAAGTAGAT